ACGTTTATCGTTTCTTTAAGCGTTTTTTCATCGGCTTTTATACTCTCGGAAAGAGTTGCGATATTTTTTAGCAACGATGCTTTGTCAAGTTCCCCGCCTACCTTTATCGTGTCAATTGTTGCCGCCTTTACTTCTCGGTTAATATCTTCCAAGATTTGAACCGCCGCCTGACGTTCTTTGCCATCCCCTTTTATTGAAACAGGAATTGTGAATGTATCCCCGTCTTGCGACGCTTTGAAAAGTTCCTTTGCCGCTTCTAATTCTTTTTTAGCCGCGTCTAATCGGTTCGTTGCTTTGTTCTGTTTTGTCCGTTCAGCGTCCGCCTTCTGAAAACCGCCTTCCTGAGCAAGAGCAAGTTCATTGTTCAGGTCAATGTCTTTACGCTTATTTTCTATGTCCTTGCGCTTTAATGCTAACTTTTCCTTTAGCAACTCAATTTCCGACTTATCTTTTTTGTCGTCTTTTTTTGCTTCGGGCGCGGGTTTTGGAGCGGCTGTTTCTTCAACGGGCTTTTTCGCCGCCGCATCATTAGCCCCGCCGAAAAACGCTTTTCCGGCATCTTTTGACGCGCTTATCGCGCCTTCCATTAGCCCCTGAAACGCTAACAATTCCTTGTTTAGCCCCTCTTTGCTAAGTCTGGAAGCATTGAGATTGAAGAACCGCCGAAGTGCCGCTTCTGATTTTTCAATGTCGTCTTGGGTTTTTGCAGACCAAACACTTTTGTCAAAGATTGCCGCCGCGTTTGCGAAATCCTGCTTAAATTTTGTAAGAGTTTCGCTGTCAAAAATCGACGTATCTAAGCCCTCTCGAAGTGCCTTTAACGCTTCGTCTCTTTTTGCCCCTGCAACAAGTTTTATAGTGCTTTCGAGTTGTTTTTGCAGTTCGGCGTTTTGCTTGCTTAGTCCCTCTAATGACGTAGTTGTTAGATTACTTATTACTTCAACGCCTTTAAGATTATCGGCAAAACTTTTCGTTTGGTCAACAAGCGTAGGGTATTGCTTTTCTAACTTATTTTGCACCCCGCGCAATTCTTCGGTTTCCGCTTTTGTCCGGTTAGTCTTTTCAGCAAGTTCCTTAAACCGCCCCGCAAGGGCTTGAATACCAACGGTTGCTTTTTGCTTTGCTTCGTTATCTGCAATCTGTTTCTGTACGTTTTCCTGTATTGCTTTTGCGTCGTCTAATGTTACATCTGTATGTTTTTTGATACTGTCAGCCGCTCCGTCGGTGCTATCTTTTATGCCTAACATTCCACGCAAGAAACCGCCGACACTTCGCTCTATGCCATTCATAAAGTCCGAAAACTTTTTGAAAGCGTCTATTGCTTGTATGACCGCGTCAATGGTTGCTTCAATCGGCTTGACTATGATAAATACTAACACCTTCCCGACGGCATTTAGTATGTCTCCGACAACCTCAACCACAGAGCCGAACCCTTGCATAACGTCGGATAGCGTAATTGCTTTTCCGCCTGTTTGCCCGAAGATTTCACCAAGTTTGGCGAACAACGGTACGAGCGCGCTTGCAATGCCTTCGTACAAGTCCGCAAAGAAACCTGTAACGAATTGCACCTGCAAAGACAACGCCGTAAAAGCGGCAATGACAGCACCTATAATTGCACCACCGAGAATTGCATAAATCGGCTTTACAATTTCAAACATACGTGAAAAATTGTCGGCAATTCCGGCTATGACGGGTGCTAAGACATCCCCGACGCGGGAAAACACGTCAGAAAGAACCGCAAAAATTGCTTGAAACGTCGGTACGATTGCTTGAAACGCGCCTATTGCGAACGATTCAAACCGCGATTTCAGCCGCGCAACCGTTTCGCCAAACGTATTCATATTCGTAGCCGCCTGTTTTTGCGCTTCTGTTGTCCCTGTTATTTGCGCCGTCCAATCTTTAATTGTTCCCGCCCCGCTCGCAAGAATAGAAGCCGCCGCCGCGTTTTCCGTGCCAAAAACTTGGGCAAATGCGGTTGCGTCGGAACTCGCTTTAGAGAGTTCTTTCAATCTGTCAGATAGTGGAATTGCGGTGTTAGACACTGTTTTCATATCAACGCCTAAGGATTTGAGTTTGTCGAGTGCTTCCTTAGGTATGACCTCTTCGCCGGACAACTTACCCAAAACGTTTCTAAGTGCCGTCCCTGCTTCCGCTCCGACTTTTCCCCCCGCCGCAAGAACTTGTATAGCCGCGTTCGTTTCCTCGAAACTGACTTTTGCCTGTTTAGCCGCAACACCCGCAACAAGTACCGCTTCTCCGACTTGCGGTATTTCAGCCGCTCCGACTTTTGCAGACGCGGCAAGAACGTTAATAAAGCGTCCGCTTTCACTCGCAACTTCATTAGCGTCATTGACATTAACGCCGAATTGCAACATCGAATTAGTCAGGGTATCCATTGCCCCCGCCGCGTCAATCCCCCCTGCTTTTGCAAGGATATTTATATTCTTACTTACCTCTCCGAGTTGGTCAGGTGTTTGTGCGAGTTGCGCCCCGAAACGGCTAAGTATCCCCTGAAACGACGTAATTTGCGAACTTGCCGTGCCGCCAAAATCTTCCGAAAGTTTCAACGCTCTGTTTCCTAAGTCTGTCAAGTCCTCACCGGAAACGCCTGTAATAGCGGAAACACCCGCTAATCCTTGTTCAAATTCTTGTCCTAATTCGATTGTCTTGGAAAATCCTTCTCCAATAGCCGATAGCCCCGTTTGCACAAGTCCGGCGATTCCGCCGCCGATTAAGCCGCCAAGAATGCCGCCCTTTAGCCCTTCTGACAATTGTCCGCCAATGTCTATTTTTTTATCCCCAACGCTGCCAATTTCCTTATCCACATCGGCAAGGGCATTGTCTAATCTGTTTGCTTCCTGTACCGATTGCTTTAATTCCGCTTCTAATTGATTAAATTCCGCCGTGCCTTTTTGCCCCGTTGCGGCAAGGGCGGCAAGGGCGTTTTTTTGTTCTGCTACGGTTGCTTGAGCCGCTTGCCGCATTTGGTTAAAACCGCTTGCAAGCCCCGACGTGTCTAACTTCCCCGCCGGATTTACGAATGCTTCCGAAACGGCTTTACCCGCTTGCCTTGCTTGTTCCGCTATTTTGCCAAAGTCCGCCTTTATCGGAATTTCTACGGGCTTAATGTCAAGTTCGTTTTTCAGCGCGTCCGCCTCATTCCGCGCCGTTTCTGCATTTAAGTCAACGGCAACGTCAACAACGGGTTCAATCCCCTTAAAAGCGGAATTGATACCCGTTGCGGCGTTCTTTGCGGCGGCGGTTGCTTGTCCTAAAGCGGAAAGCAACTTACTGATATTGAGGTCTATGTCCGCACTTATCGTTGCCATTTTTTACGTCTTTCGTGTTTGCAAATAGTATTGATACTGCATTTTGTCCGCTATTGCGTACAAGTGATATTGTGGCATAGTATCAATATAACGCGCTATATTTAACGGAGAATCTTGGTAATGTCGGCATACCGTTTCACATAACCAAAAGTCCTCAAAAGGTTCGTCGTCGTAAATGTGCGGCGTTAGTTCCTTGTGCGCTTTATAGAGTTTGCGGGTTTTTTCTCGCTGATTGCCGCTTCCGTTTTGGGGAAAAAGATTGGGGAAAACTTTGTTATTGAAGCGGGCGCGATAGACAAAAAAAGTTGATAAACGTCCTGCGCTTCCTTTGGCAATGGCTTGTCGTCGAAAAAATCTCTCCATTCCGCGACGCGGTTTTTATCAAAAACTCCGTTCGTCGGTCGTGTGCAGATTGCTAAAATTAGGGCAATATCCACATCGGACATTGTTAGAATGCCGTTTTTTGCCGCTTCTAATTCCGTCTTATTTGACGCTCCGACGTATCCCGCCAATGGTGCAGCTGCCTTCATTAGCAGGCGGTTTTCTGCAATCGTTAATTCATTCTCAAAATCTCTCACAGTGAAAGAAACGCCGCCTACTACGAAAGTAAGCGGCGTTTTTTGTTCATCTAAAACTGTTGGCATAGTATTTGTTCCTTGCTGAAAAATTATAGTTCCCTCTTGCTAAAACGCAAGGGTTAAATCGTTGCAACGTCCCAATATGTACCGCTCGAAAATACCTTATTTCCGGTTAATGTGCTACTGAATGTTCCGCCCGTTGCGGCGTTCGTAAGCGATACCGTTACGGTCGTCGTTGGTGCTTCCAAAGAAAATTTGTAAGCATTTTCCCCGCCCGGCTGTTTAATGGTTGCTTCCGGTACATACTTGCAAATCGGCATTACGATATAAATGTAATCGCTGTTAATCTCTGTTTCCGCGTGTTCCTTTACAATCGTAAAATACTTATCGCGCATAAGATTGACAGCCGTCATTGTCGTAGTGTCGGTTTGCATAATAGTCATAGTAAATTCGACGTTTCGAGAGCCGTTGCGCTTGTATTGCCGCCCCGCTTCTGACGTTAAAGTTACTTGCTCTGTGTTGTCTGTGAGCGTCGAATCCTTAATAATACCGAATTGCGCCCAAGTTCCGATAATCGAACCGGAACTATTACATTCGGCTAAAACGGCATTTTCAGAACCGAGATTATTAACCGCGCCTGACAGTTTGCCAGGCACGTAGGTGTTTGAAGCCATTTTTTTACTCCATTTTATTTAATGAATAACTTTACCGCGCCTGTAACAAGGGCTTGCACACGCGCCTCTTTTATCATTGGAGCGTTATACACTTTTACAAGGTGTACGCCCAATATTCTACTTTCGATTGCATCACTTCCGATTGTACTTGTATTGTATGTCGAAGGCAATGTAATGTTCCGAAAAGCGACGCGGATTTTATCCCCTATTTCGCCGATTTTCGCCCGAACGCTGTCTCCGTCTTTGTCCTTGCTACAAGTTGCGTAAATCTCTATCGAGAAAGAAACCAACGCATGATGTTGCCTGTCAAAGTGAGTTGCGCCCGCTTCCGTTAAATTTGCGTCCCAAACCTCATCCCCTACCATAATGACGACATTAGGTTTTGAACCCGCAAAAGCCGCCGCGTCATTTTCAATGGTAGGTAGGGTGTTGAAATCTGTTACCGTTGCAACCGCCGTTGCAACCGTATTATAGATATATTCGTAGGTAGTTGCCACGTTATGCCGCCTCGAAAATCTGTCTTACCCGCTCCAAAACGTCGGTTGAAATTCTCGGAATTGCCTCACTCTGAAAAGCAGCCGTTGCGTTGTCGAAATACGCTCTTTTTTTGATATTTACGCCGCCCTTTTTCATGACTGACAGCGCGATAATCTTGTAGAATTGTTGCTTCGTCTTGGCATATTGCGCCCAAAAAAATTTGTGCATATTGCCTTTACTCGCAATAAAACCGCCGACGTTGTGGATATTGGCATACGGTTTGTTAGACTGAAACGTTCCGGTTATGCCCTTGCTTCCGACGCGAATAATAGAATCAGTCCGAAAAGAATCGGCAAGTCCGCCTTCGGGTGTATTACTATGAAGTCTATCCCCTGCATTGAACGTTGCGGCGGCTAACTTACTTTGTTCCATTTCGCTTTCAATGTAAGCGGGAAAATCTTCCTGCAATTCTTGTGCGATTTCCTGCATTACCAAAGGTAGGGCTTTAATCGTTTTTAGTATTCGGCTTTCAACAGAATCGGTCATACGGGTATCCTTCGGTAGTTCTTCAATCTCTTATGCCACTTTGGACGCAAGTTTTCAAACGTTTCATTAGTAGCAAATCCGTCAATCGTGCGACTTGTCCCTAACTTTGCAAGACGCGCCGCCCCGTTGGGGCTTTCATCAAACTTGACAGCAACCATTTCCTTAAGAACCGCGTTAATTTCAGCAGGCATTGAGCCGGAAGCATAGCCGATTGTTGCCACTACTTTGTAATTTTGCCGCCCTTCGATAAGAGTGCCGTTATAGAAAAGTGATGTTACCCCGCCACTTTTTAGTGTGGTGTAATCGGAACTGCTTATAGCCGTCCAACTGTCGAAAGGCGTATCTCGGTACGACAAGGAAGCAACCGCCGAAACGGGCAAAGTTGAAATGATATATTCATTAGTACCGTTGCCATCAAAAATAAACGTCCGGCTGCTTTCTTCAAAACGTTGTCCGCAATAGGTTTCTATTTCGTTTGTTGCTTCTGTAATTAACTCTGTCAGAAACGAATCATAGCCCGTTTCTGCACTGTCAATTTTCATATATGTTTTCGCCGTCGCAACTGAAATAATCATATTACTTGCGCCCCGTTCATTGGCCGCATTTTGGAATTTGCCATTTCCCGTAAGTGTGCTATTGTGTCTATTTCGGCAAATAACATCCACAAACGATATATTGAGTGATAGTCTTCGGTGTTGCTATTCACTTCTAAATCTTTTGCTAATCCCTGTAATCTTTTCATCGTTTTTTTGAAGTTATCAATGGGGTTTTTATAGCCAATATGGAAAATCCTTATTGCCGAATCACTCACCATTCCGCTCCGCTCCACGATTGACGGTTTTATTTGTTCGTGTGTGCCTTCTGTGAAACGATACCGTTGCAATTCGCCTGTGACGTGGTTATTCGGCTTAAAAAGCCGAATAGCAGGGTCTATAACATCTTGGCTTAAAATAACGTCTTGTTCGCCCATGACGCAACGCGAAATATCCTTATTCGGAGAATATATGCTTTGCACCTTACAATAAACAGCGTCTAAATTTGGAGTATTTATTACATCTAAAACGGCATCAGTGTCTAAACATAACCGTTCATCAGAATCTAAAAACAGCACCCATTCGGTAAGGACGCAGTCAAGCGCAAGGTTCTTAGCGCGTCCGTAATTGAAAATTCCGGTATAGGTATATTTTGCAACGGTATTCCGCTCTTCGGTTGCTATTGTTTCCGCTCGCTCAATTTCGCCTTTTTCAGTGTGCAGTACAACGATTGAAGCACCCTGCATTTGAAGCGGCATAGTCGAATGAAGCAAGTCCGGTATGAAATGACTGTGTTCCTTGCACGTTACGACGCAAATCGTAAGATTAGAAAACGGGTAATGCACTTCGGGTTGCGCCGCCGCCGCTCCGAAAACCTTGCCGCCGTTGTTTTGTACCGCTTGTTCCAACGCTCTTACACCCGAAGGCGGGGCGGCTTGACTTGGTACTAAGTTTCCCGCCGAATTTAACGCCCGAACCCTTGCATCTATTCTTTCTTCTGCTGTCATATTTCCCCCTATAAAATTTGGGGCGGCTTGAAATTCCGCCCCTTAGAAAGTATGTTTTTACGTTGTCGGCAATACCGCAAGTCCGCCTAATCCTAAGCCCGTTGCTGTCGGAGTAGTAACGTCGGAGTTGTGGAAAACCGCCATTGCCGAAATGTCAACACCCGTTAAATTGCCTACCGTAAGGACGGGCAATACGTACCGTTTTCGCCCTGCTGTTGGGAATGAAAACGCCCAAATGGTATGGTCTGACGTTGCGGCAAAAGTGCTGAATGACAATCCTGTAATGTCCGCAGGGCTTGTTAATGACGTTGCGGACGCTTTCGTATCGCTCTCGGTCATTTTGAAAGCGGTTGCGGCTACGTCGGTAGAACCGACTTGAAAATAAATGGTACATTGGTTATGTCCGGCAAGGTCTATAACCTGACTTGCCGCCGTGCCGTTGTTTAGCCGCGTATTGTGAATGACCGGTACTACTGCTTGGTTTGGTTGCATCGTGTTTTTTCCCTTTATATTAGTTATTAGGACGCTTTAAGACGCAAACCGACATACGCGCCGGATTGTACGGTAGAACCGTCGGCGGCAATAGATTGTTCGCCATGCACGACGTAGTCAAGCATTTCGATACCCTTTGTTGCAATCAGGTTTTGCGTCCAATCCACATCGTTTTGGGTTGCGGTTTCGATTTGCAAACCGCCCTGCGTACCGTAGTAAGCAGAAGCGGAAAAATCCCCGAACAAGATACCTAAGACGCTGTTACCTTCTGCGGGTAAAGTGTCAGACGTAATAACGGGGAAACCTAAGAACTTTTGGTTTCCAACGCCGTTAATTATTTCTTGTCCGGTTGCACCCCCCGCCGATTGAATTAGGATTTCAGCCGCCGCCCATGCGTCGCGGTTCATTATCCATTTTGCATTAGTGCGATAGCGCGAACGAAGTTTGTTCTTCGTAGCAATAAAATCGGCAAGGGTTAATTCAGAGTAGGCATTTCCCGCGCCTATACGTACCCCGACGCTATCTGTCGAAGTGGAAGTAAAAGCAAGCCCTAATTTTGTGGCAAGTCCGACAATGTTTCCATACGCCGAAGTGCCATCGCCGATTAGAAAAGCAGATTCTTTCTTATAGGCAGCCGATTCGGCGAATTTACGCGCGATAAGCGGGACAAGCGCAACCGCCGATGTTTCATCAAGCAATCGGCTGTATTTCGTCAAATGACCTAAGCCCCTTACGTCCAAATTGATTTGGCTGCCCGTCATGTTTGACGCTGTTACGGCTGCACCTTCGGCAAGCCAATAACCCGTAGCACCTGTATCAATTCGGGGCAAAGAAATTTGCTTTAATCCCGCCATATTGATTTGCATACCCAACAGCGAAAAAGAGGCGTATTGTTCCGCGTAATCGGCAACGGTGTTATCGAAACCAACAGGGACAAGAAAGCCCATTGTTCCGGCGTTCCCTGCCGTTGCGGTTTTTAAGCCCATGCCTACGAGTTCTTCGCTGTATTTAGTGAATTTCACGGCAGCGTTACTCTGTGGAGAATAGCGTATTTCAGCCGCCGCTTCTGTCATCAGCAGAAACTTTGCCGCAATATGCAAATCTTTTTCAGTCCCTTTCCATCCTGTCGGTCTGCGCCAAGCCGTTGCAGGGACGGTATTTAGCCCCGTTGCCAATTCTGCGAGCGGGTTCATAGTTGCTTTTAAGGCATTTTGCAAAGTAAGGTCGTTTTGGATTTGTTGCGCCTTAATTGCGTCGTTTTGCTTTTCAAGTGCCTTTGTAATTTCAGGCACAAGGTTTTCAACCGTTTTTGTTACTGTAACGCCAATTGCGTCAAGTAATTCCTGCGGCAAACCTGTTGTTGTTGTTGTTGCTTCGTCGGGCATATTATTTCCCTTGTAAGTAGTTTGTTAGTTTCTCAATCGCTGTCTTTGACGGAGCGGCAACCGTCGGAGTAATTACTGGATTTTCCATAGCGTCTATTTTAGCCATCATTGCGCCGCTTGCCGTGTTCAATTCTACAATCATGGTATGAATTTTCCGCATAGCATCTCGATTTACTTTGCTTAGTTCCGTACCAACCTTTACAATCTCTGACGGGGTTTCCGTCTCTTGCAATTCATTAAATTCTGTCAGTATTGATTTGAAAACAGCATCGTTCCGCCAGTCCGCCGGAGTAGGTGTTAGGGACGCTTCGCATAAAATCCATTGCCGTATTTCGCCCGTATCGGAAAGACGCAAGGTATGACTTGCCGTACCGCTTGACCAGCCGAGTTTAGACTTTAGCCCTAACTCTTTTATCATTGCGGCGTAACGTTCGGCTTTTTGTACCTCATCTTCAAAAAAGTCTTTTATAGCGTCGGAAGTAAGAACGCCCCGTGCAAAAATCCCTGTATCATCCTTTTTTAACTTGACACTACCTAATAGCGTTTTCTGTGTTTCGTTGTTGAAACCGTGATGGTAAAAGACAGGTAATTCCGTAGCATAGCCGTAGAAAGTTCGGGGGGAAAAAAATTGCCCGTCTAAGTCCCGTACCGCTTCACTGCCATACTGTACTAAGTAGCCGCTAACTTCCGTACCGTCTATTTTAAGTTCCGCGCCTTTTTTTATTGTCGTTTCCATAAATGACTTGGTTAAAATGAAAAATGCCACATACGCCGATTAGGGCATACGTGGCAAGGGCTGATTACCGCCGCGATTTGGGCTATATGTTCCGCTCTGTGTGGCTTACGTCTTTGCTTTTCCCGCCTTAGGCGCAATAGTTGCAAGCAACTCTAAAACGTCCTTTCTTGTCATAACGCCGTTGTCGTCAGTTCCGCCCGACGCGGCACGGAGTTCTAATAATTCGCCCGTGTTCTTATTCGTTACTGTTACAACGCCGGATTTCTCGGCTATCTTGCCGTTATTAAGAACGTTCATATTGCCCTGCTGAAATGTTTTACAAAGATAAGGAAAAGATTTAACTTTCTCTAAAAAGAATATAAAAAATCCTTCGCAATTGATTTTTTCCCTTGTCCGTATCTGCTAATTGCCGCACGGCTTCAACTACTTTGGCGCGTTGTTTGCGGAAAGGCGTTTCATCTTCGGGCGGCATATTTAATTCGGGCGCGGGTTGCTGTTTTGACATAAAACGCTTTTATTTTCTTTGTCGTTATATTTCGTTTCTAAGTAAATTTGAAAGCCGTCAGGGAGTTTCGTGGCGGCTATCCAAGACGGAGTGCCGTCGGGCAATGTGCATCGGAAGAACGTTTCGGAATAGCCGGACATCGTTATTTCTTCAAATACGCCGGAAGATACGATTTTCATTGTTCTTTGCCCCAACGCAGATAGTTGTCCTTAATCGTAAAACCGTCGGAGCGTAAAAGTTCGTATGCTTTTTCTTGGTCTGTAAGGGGAAATTCGGGACTGCCAAGATATAGCGAGAATTGCCCATGTTTTGCCGCGTCCCTTGCTTCATTTTTTATATGCCTTACTTGTGTTTCTGTGGAAATGACGGCAGTTGCTATCTCGTATAGTTCTTCGGCAAAAGGTTTTTTTATGGCGGTTGTACTTATCCGTCTAATTTTGCCATCTTCGCCGGTAACTTCAAAAAAACTCATATTTCCCTCTCCACATTGATTAAAATTAACTCAAATCCGTAGTGCCAACTCTCATTAGTCCCTTGTGCCAACAGATACAGAACGCAATTATTAGAGTGTATCCGTACCGCCGTTACGACGCGCTCTAATTGCTCTCTATCCGTTTTCAGCGTTACCGTATCGCCGATGTAAGCGTCAAAGTCAATGACGTAACTTTTCATGCTTTCTTTTCGTATTTTGGGCAATAGTAGTTTTCGGACATTTCAATACGAATTATGACGCTATTGTTATTGTCCGCTCTGTTTGTTACGGCAACCATATTGTTAGGGTGCAAACACCATCCTGAATTGTCTATGAATTGTTCGCCGTAAGCATCTTTCCATGCGTCCGCTTCATACCACTTGCAATTTTTGCAGATTTCCATACGCCCCTCTTAAGAAATTCGTTTGCACACTAAACCATAGCCAACGATTGCAGTCCTACGGACGCTAATAACACCGCTTTCATCTTCAATCCGCCGGACAATCTCATAGCCCGAATCTGCTATTAAATCCAAAAACTGCTTTTCCGGCGCAAATGTTAGCGGGTAAAATACTTCATTTCCGTTGCTCTCCGACAGCCGTCCGCGCCCGTGCCAATCAACAAAACTTCTGTGTTGCGTCGTTACTGCATTTTCGCCCCTGTTAAGCCCTAAGCGGCTAAGTACGATATTTACAGGGTTCAGCCGAATTAGTTTTGCAAGCGTTTCAATCGGTTTTTCAGTGCATTGCAAAGAACCGCTACAATGCAATACGTCTATACGCCCCGACGTTTCCGGTATGCTGTCTGTAAATGACAATTCGGCATTTCCTAATTCAGCCGCCCGTTTGACAGTTTCCGGCGTTTCGATAACCTTCCACTTTAACCTTACACCGCGATTGATTGCATTACGACACATAAAAAAATGTATTCCGCAAGCCCCGCCAAAATCCAATACCGCAACTGTTTTGCGCCCCGTCTGTGTAATAACATCGGCAAGTAATGTTTTTTCAATCTGTGGATTTTCAATGTACCGTTTCGTTTTCTTTAGTACCGTTTCTATCACTTCTATATTTTCGTAACTCATAGCCGTTTCCCCGCTCTTACCACACAGTGGCAATTGATACTATTTGCCGCCGAACCACTTGCAGGGTGCAAAAGTTTTTCCCCGCCTACGTAGAAATAACCGTCCTCCCCCCGTTTTTGCCCATCCGCCGCAACGTGTGTTGCTCTATCGGTTTTACCGCGCCCCGTATGCCGCCAAATACTTTCAAACTTATTCCGCCCGTGCGCTTTTACGACAATGTCCCCGTTAGCAAAAGTTGTGGTAGTTTGTGCAATCCTGCTAACTTTGAAAGGGGAAAAATAGCCGTCCGAAACCTTGTCCAACGCCTTAAAGAGTTCCGCGCCGCGTAATAAGGGCTGTCTTGCGATTTCCTGCTTTATCTTGCGCCTAAGGTTCTTTTCATCTTCGGTAAATCCTTCTACCATTTTACCCGTAGATTTCTTGACAGCCGTTGCAATGTCTTTTTCATAGTCTGTCAAATCGCGTTCCGAGTTCGGTAAATCCATATCCCTAAATGAATCCCTAAGGGCTGTTATAGCAATTTCAGATAAAGGTTGTCCGGCAAGATTAGTAAGAAACGCTATCCAATAATCAATATCGAAAAGCGCAATGTCCGCTTTGTATGCCCTACGAACCCGCTTTGCGACCTGTTTTCTAATCCCTGCAAAAGTTTGTCGAAGCGGGTTGTAAAGTAACCGCTCCGAATCTCTCATTTGCTTGACTGTGCGGTCGTCGTCGTCGGGAGTTGAATACCCACAAGATATAGCCATTGTTCCCTGTCAATATCACCGTTTTGCCGCCCAAATTCTAATTGTTGCGCGTAAATCGCTTCGTCTTTATAGACGTACTTTTCATGCTGAAAGCCAATGCTCGGAAACCATTGCCCGAAGTGTTTTGCCGCAACCGCTTCAAAGGAAGAAACTAACGGATAGACAGCGTTCTTATAGAAACGCTCTGTATTGTTTTGCCCGTTGGCGCGGTTTTCATCTTCACCCGTCAGAAAAGCAAGCGGTATTTTGAACGACGCGGCAACTACTTTTCGTATTTCCTCGTCAGGATTAGAACCCGCTAACTGTGTTCCGGCGGTTGCGGACATCAGCGGTACAAGTTCCTTACCTTCGTCAAGTACCGCAATAGGTTTGTAAGCCGAAGGTAACATAGCAGATAGACGGCTTCTAAACTCTTCCCAAGACCCCGCAAGGACAAATTCACTGTCGGCGGGGCTTGCAGGTAGTTCTTCGGGCGTTGTAATGACGAACGGCGGCGTTGCATCGGCGGAATAGTAATCGTTCATAAACCGCGCCCGTTCTTCGTCATTCAGTACCCCGTTAGCGGCGGCAAGTAGTTCGGCGGGTTGTCCGATTACCCAGTTTTCGTATTCTCGCTTAGACGGCACGAAACACCGCCAATGCAGGATTTCCGACGTAGGTAGTTTGACGGTTGCGCCGTCTCCGTTTAGGTACTCATAGTGAGAAACACTTGCGCCTTGCCGCCCCGAATTTAGAATAGCCGTTACATTTGTTGCCGGAAGTACGTACATAAACAAGGGGCTTTTCGTGCCGCCTGTTGGTGTCCAAAGATAGGCGTTTCCCCTGCTGTCACGCCATTTACAAAGTTGCTCTTTTATGTCGTACCAAGTTTGCGTATCGTTCGGGTTGTTAAATAAGTTTTCGAGCAATGGCTCTTTTACTTCCTTGCCGTCCCGAATGGTAACTATCTCGGTTTCTGCAAAACCCGCCGCCCTCATGTTAATACATATCCCCGCCCAATTCCGTAACGCTGTTTCAAGCGGTATTGTTGAAACCCTCGAAACAACACGCGAAAAAGCCCCGCCGTAGGGGCTGATATACTGCGACGGCTTAGGCGTTGTCGGCTTTTCAGCCGCCGCCTTTGCCCTTATTTCGCGCCGGAATTGTTGTAGTTCTGTCATGTTAGTGTTGCTGTTACCAAGAAACGGTGAAAGCGTCTTTTATTAGTTCGCCGTCGCCATCGGTAGGGCTATTTGAAATACTAAATCCCGCTGTTATT